TCTCGCTTTAGCATCAGTTTTGAAATCCTACCTTCATCAATGCCGTAAGGGGAGCCTAAGTCAAAGCTTTTGATCCAGTAATAAATGGTTTTATTTTCGACTTCGATTTTACCTTCTCTCCACATGGTCTAAACCCTCCTTAAATCCTAACCAAGATCGCTGGTAGCATTTGCTTTTCGCCGGTTTGCCAGTCGGTGCAGCTTGTCTTAACCTTGGTAAGTCCGTCCATCCTGCAACCGTGCTTTTCAAATTCGGCAAGGATTGTGATCAGCCCTGAGAAGGTGCTTGAAATGGTGATGTGGTCGATTCCATAGGCTCTGCAGGCTTTAACAATGGGTTCAATGTCGTAATCCCAAATGACCTCAGAAAAGTCAATGGTGTCGTTTCCTGCTTCCTTGCTTCTTTCGTAGGCCCAGTACATGGTGCTGTTGATTCCAGACTCCTTAAAGTTTGCGCCGGTTGCTTTGGCTTCTTCAAATGCTTTGATTTCTTTCATGTTCTCATCCTCCATTTAGTGTGGTTTTGTTTCGGTATTACATATATCACTCTAAACGAGAATAATAGCAAGTCATTTCTGTAGTAATAGAGCAGGTTTTCAGTTTAATCTTCAATCGCACAGTAACGGCAGTAAGAGTGGCCTTCAGGATTGGTGAGTATCTTTTCACCGGTGTCTTTGTTAATGATCCTGATGCATCGAAGCTCACCTTTTTCATTGGTCCCACCATCTGAATTCTTGATCCAGGGCTGATCCTCTAGAAAATCACTGGTGAACTTCTTAAACTCTGAATCACTAAGCTCCACTTCTCGAATCACAGTGTAATCAGAACCAATGACGCCATCTTCCTTTGCTTCTTCAGTTGCTTCTTTTAGTTCCTTAAGGTTGTAGAACTTTCGACCAAATAATGCCTTCATTGCTATGCCTCCTCCCTGGATTTTTCATCGATGACCTTGCAGGAATCAATGCCGTAAACCACATTCAAGCTGCTGCCGTTATCCCACTGAACCATGATGGAACCTGTGTCATCCACGCCCCACACGGTGCCTTTTGTGCCCGCTGGTGGTGCTTGCACATCATCCATCCAAAGGAGCTGGACCCTGGCGCCAGCGGGGTACTGCTTGCGTAGGTGGGCCAGTCTTTCTTTACTGATCGGTTTCATTGGGAGCACCTCCTTTGAAAGCACTGCTTCCTGAGAGGTTCTGAAGAAGAATCTTTCTGTGGGTTTTGAATTCCTCTCCAATAAATCCAAGGCGGAGAAGGAAGCAGCGGAATGCGTATTTCTCGTTATCGACGTCTTTTTCTTTCACGGTGATTCTCTTTTGGGTTTTCGCCATCTCACAAAGCTTTGTAATGAACTGGGAGTAGGCTTTTATCTCATCTGGATTTGGCAGTTTTGAAAACCAAGGGAAGCTTATGCGTTCCTCATCGGCTTCAATGGGAAGTGCATCTACATTCAAAGCCTTCTTAATGAGGTTGCCTTTTGCCTCTAACAGTTTGGCTAGCTTTTCCAGGTCTTCATCGGAGAGGGAGTCTTTTGGAATCTGGATGATGAGTCCCGTTTCTTCAAGTTCATCTTCAGCAGGAGCTGGTTCATCCATCTCAGCTTCAAACCCTGCATCAAAAAGCTTTTTCATTAGTGACTTGATTTCATCCTGATCCACTTCGGTGTCAAAGGTTAGCTCTCCGTCTTTTCCGATGTGGTAAGGTCCGACCTGGTAAGCGCAGGATGGGACCCCCAGGTATTTTGAAGGAACCTCTGTGATTTCGCTGATGAGCTTCACCAGCTTTTTACGTTCGTTACCGGTTACGTTGTAATTGATTTTTATGGTATTGACCTCCTTGTTTTTTGCTTACTACATATATCACTCTAAGTGATGTTAATAGCAAGTCTATCTTTCGATAGTTGTGTTATTTATTTTCAGGGAGGTCACTGTAGCGGTATTCTTTGCCGCCACGCAGGAGATAAACGTCATCTGAAGACTGTGCTCCAGAAATAAATCTTTCAACTATAACGTCACAAAACTTCTCATCAAGCTCAATGGTATGACAAATCCGTTGGGTCTGGTCACAGGCAATGAGGGTGCTGCCAGAGCCGCCAAAGGGATCGAGGACGATGCAGTTACTGAGACTTGAATTAAGGATTGGATGAGCCACAAGAGCCACCGGCTTCATTGTTGGATGAGAGCCATTCTTCTTAGGTTTTTCAAATTCCCAGATGGTGGTTTGCTTCCTATCGGCGTACCAGTTGTGCTTGCCTTTCTTCTTCCATCCAAAGAGCACCGGTTCATGCTGCCACTGGTACGGGGAGCGACCAAGGACCAGGGATTGCTTTTTCCAGATACAGGTGCCGGAGAGATAGAAGCCAGCTTCAGAAAATGCCTTTCTAAAGTTCAACCCTTCCGTATCTGCGTGAAAAACATAGATAGATGAGTCCTGTGTCATGACAGCTTCCGTATTGGTAAAGGCTGCCAGTAAGAATTCATAGAAAGCAGAATCACCCATGTTGTCATTTTTGATTTTACCGGCAGAGCCTTCATAGTTTACATTGTAAGGGGGATCTGTCACCACAAGGTTTGCCAGCTTTCCATCCATGAGCAGCGTGAAGGTTTCTGCTTTGGTGGAATCACCGCAGACCAGTCTATGGGGACCCAGTTTCCAGACATCTCCCAGTTTTGTCATGGCGGGCTTTTCCAGCTCTGCATCCACATCAAATTCATCATCGTGAATGCCTTCCTTCAGGGAATCCTTAAAGAGGTTATCTAGCTCAGAAGGATCAAAACCTGTAAGTGAAACATCAAAGTCAGCACCTTGGAGATCAGCGATAAGCAGGGCTAGCTTATCCTTATCCCAGTCGCCAGAAACCTTGTTCATTGCAACGTTTAGTGCTTTTTCCTGTTCGGTGTTCAGATCTACCACAACGCAGTCCGCTTCCGTATGGCCTAGATGCTGAAGCACACTAAGCCTCTGATGGCCTGAAATCACAGTGTTACTGTTCTTTGCATTAACGACAATAAGCTCCACATACCCAAAATTCTCAATGGAAGCTTTTAGCTTTTCAAACTCTGGATCTCCAGGCTTTAGTTCTTTTCTAGGATTGTAGGCTGCCGGATTCAGATCTGATAGTTTTATTTTTTGTATATTCATATTGAATCACCCTCTTGGAGAAACTTCTCCGCCGCCTTTCTTAAGTTTAGATTGAAATCCACGTTCTCCCAGGGGAAGAGAGAGGAATTGAAGTGACCGTAGGTTGCTGTATCAGAGTAGATTGCATTTCGAAGGCGCAGCTTTTCAATGATGGCCGCTGGACGTAAGTTAAAAATCTCTTTTACCAGTGCACTTAAATCCTCGTCACTGATTTTCCCTGTGCCAAAGGATGTCACATTAACCGCTACTGGATTTGCTTTTCCAATGGCATAAGAAATAGCTACCTCGCATTTATTACAGAGCCCGCTCCAAACAATATTCTTAGCAATGTACCTGGCCATATAAGCACCGCTTCGATCAACCTTAGTTGGGTCCTTTCCGCAGAGTGCGCCGCCGCCATGAGAAGCCAGACCACCATAGGTGTCGACCATGATCTTTCTTCCAGTAAGTCCAGTGTCAGCAGCAGGACCACCTTCAACAAACCTACCAGAAGGATTGATGAGTATTTCGGTTTCATCATCTAAGGGGAAATCCTCGAAGCACTGCCAGAGCACGTTGTTTAAGATATCTGATTCTATCTGCTTTTGGGTTTTATCTTCGTGGTGCTGAACAGAAACTACCACAGTCTTAACGCGGATAGGTTTATCCCCATCATACTCAACAGTAACCTGTGCTTTGCCATCGGGCATGATGCCCTTGATGATTTTTCCCTTGCGACATTCATCAATACGCTTTACGATTCTATGAGATAAAAGTAAAGGTAGAGGTAACAGTTCACGAGTTTCGTTGGTAGCATATCCATATACAGTGCCTTGATCACCAGCACCGATGGAACCGTAGGGATCAATAATTCCATTTCTTGCTTCAAGTGCTGTATTTACACCAGAGGCAATATCTACACTTTGATGATGTACAAACACAAATACTGTAAATTTCCATGGGTTATATCCCACCTCACGAAGTACATTTTTTACAATGAGGCGGATGTTAATTTTTTCGCTGCAGGTGATCTCGCCCGCTACGATGATTTTTCCTTTAGTAGCCATAACCTCACAGGCCACGCGTGAAGCTTTGTCTTTTCGAAGGCAAGCATCCAAAATGCTGTCAGCGATTAAATCAGAAAGCTTATCAGGATGTCCCTTGCAGACACTTTCTGCGGTTCTGTAGTTTTTACTCATATCATTATCTCCCATCTTTTTTATTTGCCCCTACGAGCAGAAAGAAGTCTTTCCATCACATCATCCTGCGGATTTGCTCCTTTGTAATCGCCAGTACAGTTTTCTTTTACGATCTGGAATATCTCAAACCACAGTCGATTGGTCTGATTCATGTAGTTCTGGCCCATGGATACATAAGGACTTTGAATGGCATTTCCTGTAGTGGGGTGTTTAGCAAGAAAACCATATTCAGTGATTGCTTCTTCACACTGAATCCAACGAGCAACACTCATTGCATACCGTTCAAGAAGCTGTGGAGAAACCAGAGCAGCGCAGCCTCGTTTATCCAGCCACTGCCATGTGGCTTTGTAGACTTCACCTGCCACCAGAGCCTTGCCATCTTTTTGAATGGCTTCAAGCATTTTATTTGGTTCAGGCATTTCTTGTCCCTCAAGATCTGCCGTATCGGAAAACTCCATCACTGTCAGTTTCCTGCCACCGAGATTGCCTTCGGCTATTTTGTCAGCCAGAGGTTTCTTTTTTGCCCCTGCACCAACACGAGCGCCACCTCTGTTCGTACCGTCTTTTGCCAATGATCACACCTCCTTTTCAAAGTGGGGGCTATACCCCCGTTTGAATCTGCGTTTTTTAACACGACACCCCAGCCCGCTGTCCGGAATTTTTAGTCGTACAGATATGACCTTCCCCATTGGGGTTACGCCCCCGGATTTTGATTCAACAAAATAGCCTCGAGATCCTCGAGAGCTTGAGCCCATCGACCATGTTCTTTAGTATTCTTTACTTCCCAGTTGATTTTAAAGTCTTGTGTTTCCGTCAACTTTATAGAATTACATAAGCGGTGTGCCAGCTGACAGTTATTAGGCTCGTGAGTACCACCCTTTGACAGTGGTATAACATGGTCAATGGTCGCAGACCATAACTTTGAAGGAGATTTATCATACGGTACAGGCAAACCGCAGACTTGACAGACACCTTGATCACGCCTATAAATATCTTTAAATGATACGCGTGTTCGATAGGCAACCTTCATAAGTTCATTTCTACGCATTTTATATGCTCGATCGTGATACTTATCGGAGCACTCTGCAGAACAAAACTCACTTCTCTTATATCCACACTCTGTTTCTAAGGTGCGACCGCACTCCTTGCATGTAATTGTACGTGGTTGATATTCTGCTTTCCATTGTTCTCGTTTTAAGCGAAGGCTTCCAGCATAGCCGCATTCAGGGGTGCAATATAATTTGTTTGTATAAGTTGTTTCAAATGGCTCATCACACCACAGACATTTTCGATGGTAGATAATTGGCATAGATGGTAACGGTACATTTTTATGTCTCTCCAAGGCTTCATCTCGACGAGCAGCCGCTTTGCATTCCTTACTACAATATTTCATCCTAAAGGCATTGGGTCTCCAAAAAGGATTACCGCAATGCTGGCATTTATAATATTTCTTCTGCGAACTTCGACCAAATGAAAGACCACAGGAAGAAGAGCAGCATACCCTGTTAGGGTCTGTTGACTTGAAAAACTGCCCACACACTTTACAAGTTTTTTCATGTTCCATAAGTTCCCTCCAATAAAAAAGCACCGCCGAAGCGATGCATTCATTATCTGTTATTCCACCTGTCGCCGCTCTCAGCAGTGATCTTTGAGTGACAGGACTTACAAAGGGCCATCAGGTTACTGGTTTCATTGCCACCACCTTTGGAGAGAGGCAGGATGTGGTGCACTTCTTCAGCAGCTACAATTCGTCCGTTCTTATCACACTCCTCGCAAAGAGGATGGGTCTTGATGTAGCGGTCCCTGATACGCTTCCAGGACCTACCGTAGCGCTTGTTAGACGCAGGATCTCGTTGGTACTGGTTGTAGCGTTTTGTTACCACCTTCTTATGCTCGGCGCAGTACTCTCCGCTATCTGCAAGCCGACCGCAGCCTGGATAAGCACAGGGACGCTTAGGTTTATATGGCATGGGTTCGCCTCCTTTTGGGCATAAGAAAAGCCCTCGTGGGGTGTTCCCATGAAGGCTTGTTTACATTATTATCTCTCAATTATAGCATACTAAAAAATTCAACTGCACTCAAGTGGACTCATGTGGACTTTACTATCCTCTTTGAAGTTTTCTGCTTTTAAGCACCGCATTGATACCCGGGATTAGCTTGGTCACATTCTTATTGATGTTATCTGTTGTAATTCTGATCATCTCCCAACCCTCACCGAGTTTATTGGTAATGACCTCATCTCGGATGCTCTCATATTTTTGTCTGTCTTTCCCATGATAAATCTTGCCATCAATCTCAAGGGCAACTCTCATCTCAGGTAGTATGAAGTCAACGGAGTAGTCGAAGATTTTCACCTGGTGGAACGCTTTAACGTTACGTCGTATAAGTTCAAGTGCCACCATTATTTCTTCAGTACTCTGATACCACCCAGTCTTGTTCAGGCTCTCTTCTACAAGACGGATGGCATCCTTGTAGTGTGCAATGTCGGTGACTTTAGAGATCCTTTTTATGGCGTTTTGCAGCTTCATCTGTTTCTTATCCGTACTGATCACATTCCCTTCTTCTCGCGCCTGCCGAACCAGTTCAGCCCTGCAGTCCTTGCAGGTATATTTAGTACCACGAGTGTATGTCCAACTATAAACAGGTGTAGCGCAGATGTGGCAAGGTGGATAATAACAATTAGAATCTCTACCATCCTTACCAATGGTTATTGCGTCTTCTATTGCTTCATGCCATCCCATTCTTATTCTCCCTCCCAGCCAATACAGCATCTACAGCTCTAAGCGCTTTACGATGAAGCTTCAGCACCCAGCTTACAGAATAATCAAGGTCGTAAGCAATATCTTCCCAAGGCTGATATGACAGGTAACGTTTCTCAAGAATCAGCCTATATTCAATGTTGTTCACACCTTGAATGATCTCAATAATGTTAATCTTGCACTTTAGAAGCTTAGCAAGATCATCGTTCAAATTGTTTTTAATATCTATCATCTTACAGACAGCATCTGCCATAGGAGATACTGATTTGCTAGGGTTGTTAGGCATTCCATTTATGGCCGAAGTGCAGTTCATCGCCATATTCTCCAGGGATGCCACTTGCTCAAGCTTACTGTTTATTCTTTGATCCAATCGATAGGCTTTACTAAGATATTCTTTAGCATTCATTGTTTGACCTCCTCTTTCAGTTTTCGGAGAAGTATCTCCGGTTCTACCGCTGTAAGTTCTCTATACCAATCAGAGCGTAAAAACCTCTCTACTTCAGCTTTTGTGCGTTTTGCTGATTCATGGCGAGGATGCTTCATCAGCTTCTTTAGTGCATCCCTATAGTCCTTGACGGCTAGTAAAACTATGGCATTGGCTAAATCTTCATAAGGATCGCTCATCGCTTCACCTCCAATTTAGCTTTTACAGCATCGATTAAAGATGCTTGTGTTTTTTCTTTTTTTGTAAGTGCTGTCATCACATCTTCATCTATGGTGTCCTTGGTAATGATGTGGTGAATGACAACCGTATCCTTTTGCCCTTGTCTGTAGAGGCGAGCATTGGTTTGCTGATAGAGTTCCAAGGACCAGGTGAGTCCAAACCATATAAGGGTGGAGCCACCACTTTGAAGGTTAAGTCCATGTCCAGCACTTGCAGGGTGGATCACTGCTACAGGAATTTCTCCTTCATTCCACTCTTCAATATCTTGTGATGACTTTAGCTGCCTTACTGGAAATCTCTTCTGAATCCGATCAAGATCATGCTTAAACCAATAAGCTATAAGGACTGGTTTTCCGTTAGCCCCTTCAATTAAATCTTCAAGGGCATCAAGTTTTCTATCGTGAATAACATGCGCCTTGTTCTTCTCGTCATAGACAGCACCGTTTGCCATCTGAAGGAGTTTTCCTGAAAGTACTGCAGCATTTACTGCATCGATTTCTTCTGCTCCTAAACTTGCTACCATATCATCTCTAAA